TAGATGCACCAGTTTGGCATGATGGTCAACAATGGGTTACTAAGGTAAAAGTTAATGGAGAGGACATAGATGTTCCATTTGACTCTTTAAAGTCTTCTCATCAAAAAGACAGAGCCTCACAAGAAAAATTTCAATCTGCTGCTATTAAAGAGCGGGAACTTATGTATCGTGAGCAACAGATACAAGAACAATTAAAGCAATTAAACTCTCAGCCATCCGGTCAGGACGTTGAGCAAGAGGAAGAGACTAGTGATATCGAAGACATTGTCGAAAAATATCATGAAGCGTTATTCCAAGATGACGCAGCGGAGGCTGCTAAACTACTTAAGACCTTAGCAAATAGTGGGCGCGGTAACGCTACCCAAAATGTAGAAGAGGTTGTAAATCAGGCGATTTTATCTCACGAAGCGAGAAAAAAAGCAGAGCGAGAGCATATTCAGAGAGCCGCATATCAGTCAGAATTAGAAGATGCTGTTAGATCTTTTCAAGATAATTTTCCAGATATCGCGGAATCTGAAGAGCTCAAAGCAATAGCAGATAGGAAGACGATTACCCTAACTCAGGAGAATCCTGATTGGACACCGTCCCAGATTATCAATGCAGCTGCTGAGTATACTCGTGAGTGGTCTGGAGTTAGGCCTGAATTAAATGGTAGGTTAGAGCGCAAGAAGAAAATTGTGCGACAACCTAAATCTGTTATGGCTTCAGCTTCAACTGGTAAGGACAATACACCATTGACTCCTTCACAGATTGTAGCAGAAATGCGAAAAGCTAGAGGTCAATCTATATAACTCTTTTGGAGGTTAATTATGGCTGGACAAGTATGGTCAGTTAACACTTCTGGTGGTTATATGTATGCCGATAATCTGAGCCGACTGCTACGCATGTCAGTTCAGCCTATGGTCAAGTTCCGTCAGTTCTGCGATGTAAAAGACGCAGCGCATCAGGGCTTGCACCGTGGTGATACATTCCATTGGAACGTGTACAGTGACGTTGCCACTCAAGGCACGACACTGACTGAAACTAGTACTATCCCGGAAACCTCGTTCACTATTTCTCAGGGCACCATGACCATTACCGAAGCGGGTAACTCCGTTCCGTTTACTGGTAAGTTGGATGATCTCTCTGAGCAACCTGTGGCCGAAGTTGTCAGGAAGGTACTTAAAAATGACGCTAAGAAAGGTTTTGATAATCTTGCTTCTACTCAGTTCAATGCGTGTAAATTGCGCGTTGTTCCTACCGCAGGAACGAGTACTACCGCTCTTACGTTAACTACTAACGGTGCCGCTGGTATCAATAATAATGTCGCTCTTGGTAAGGAGCACGTTAAGTTGATATCTGATATTATGAAAGAGCGTAACATCCCAGCATATGCTGACGATGATTACTACGCACTTGCATGGCCGTCAACATGGCGTACTCTTAAGAACGATCTGGAAGCTATCAAGCAGTATATTGACGCAGGATTCCAGATGATCATGAACGGCGAGATTGGTCGTTATGATGGCGTTCGTTTTGTAGAGCAGACTCATGTGAAAAAAGGTAGTTTAGGTACAGCAGGTACCGAAGGCGTAACATCCGCATGGACGAATGCAAAGTCTGATTGGGCTTTCTTTTTCGGTGAGGATACTTGCGCTGAAGCTATTGCTATTCCTGAAGAAATTCGCGGGAAAATTCCTGGCGATTTCGGTAGGGATAGAGGCGTGGCCTGGTATTATTTGGGAGGTTTCGGCCTCATTCACACACAAGCAGCCCAGTCACGTATTGTGATGTGGGACAGCGCAGCTTAAGGAGAATTATTATGAGTTATAGTGATCCAAGAGAATATCTTTATCAGGATGCTTTAGTAACTGATTTTGCTGCTGGCACTGGTACTGCGTGGAGTTTTAAAGGTCCGAGTGGTAAACAGGGTAGTTTGAAAAACATTGGTGTTCATGTTACTGAAACTTTTGCAGATGATACCATCACTGGAAAGGTTTTAATTGGCACGACTGCTGATCCGAACTATTACGGTCAGCTTGAAATCGCTGATACTACTGCTGCTACTGAGACTTGGAATAACCAAGACGACACCAACTGCGTCATTATCGAGGCTCTTCCGGCTGATACACAGATTGAAGTTACTTATGTTCAAGCAACTGATTCTGGTACGGCGGCTGGTAAAGGCAACGCATATGTCGAAGTTGAGTGGTACTAAGGAGGTTTTATGAAAGACAGCGCAAGCGGTAAAATGCCTGATAATGGTTTGACTGAGAAATCGTCATTTGCTGGTGAATCCAATGCCTCTCTTGGCATGGACAGTAAAGGCAAAGATCAGAAGCCTATCGGTATTGTTAAAAAAAGTGTTTCGGGTCCCTCTGGGAAGTTCGAGATGGCGTAATTGAAAAGGGGGAGGGCAACCTCCCCCGATTCATTTTAGGAGAATCAAGTGAAAATTAATTCTATTACAGCTTTTATTGGTGGCAAAGTAGAAACGCCCGTTGAAGGCTATGGGTTTACTGAGCCTAAACAAAAAGGATATACAAGCGGATCTCAATTGTTTGATGATCGAGCAATGGAGTATAGGGACGAGCAGCCACACTCTAACAATGAAGCTAGAGTTAATGGTAAAATGGTTCGCTCAGGTATGACTGTATCTGGCTGGGGCTTCTAATGATAACTACAGAAAGAAAGAAAATACTACGAGCTGAGATGAAAAGACGGCTTCAAATAGCAGGTAATCGTAGAGGAGCAATGAAGACAGCTGGTGGCCAGTATAAAAATGTAGGCAGTGTAAAAGGTTCTAAATATCGAATGACTATGGCTGGATTTAAAGGCCTTAATAAAGAAGAAATAGGTTTTATTAAAGGCGAAAGAACAGCAAACAAAGCATCTGGTGCCCAGAAAAAAACTTATAGATCAGCATTTAAACTTGGATCTGAATCAGCCCCTCATATAAAAGAGGCTAAAAGAGATAAGATGAAGGGCATTGCTAAAGGTGGTACAGTTGGCAAGGGCACTCACACTACAGGAGCCGCTAGACAAGAAGCTAACAAATGGCGTAAAGATCGAGTAGCGTTATTAAAGAAAAAGTATAAGATTGGTGCCGGTAGTACTGCTGCCTCAAGAAAAGCATATACAGACAGAAGAACTAAAGTAATTGCGCGGCACCAGAGGATGATAAAGAAAGCTTGAAGATAATAAAAGTTCCTGAAAAGGAAATAGAGGATTTTACTCCAGAAGATTTTGGTGGAGTAAGAAAAGAAAAAACAGTTTGTGTAATTAGATATGGAGCTTTCGGAGATATACTGCAAACAAGTTCAGTATTACCTTTATTAAAAGAGCAGGGTTACAGGGTGTGCGTAAATACCCAAGAAGTAGGAAATGATATATTAAAATCAAATCCTTATGTAGATGAGCTTTTAATACAAAGAAAGAATCAAATCTATCCTGATAGGCTTGAAGAGTATTGGGCTCACTTTGATTCATTATTTGATAAGGTAATTCAATTCTCTGAATCTATAGAAGGAAGCCTTCTTCTTGTTGGAGACAGAACAGAGGGCCTAAAAGATGGGCCAACTCTAATAAAAGGTGATGAGAGATTTAACTGGGATAAAGAAAGGGTTCATGCAGAGTGTAATGTAAATTACATGGAAAAGATGCACGATATTGCAGGAGTCGAGCATAAGTTTGAGCCGGTATTTTATCCAACCAAGAAAGAAAAAGCATGGGCTCAGGAATGGAAAAGGCATAGAGTTAGAACAAAATATTTAGTGATGAATACTTTGTCTGGTTCTTCTGTACATAAAGTATGGCCTTGGAATGATTCCTTAATTGCTAAGATTATAGGAACAAGAAAGGACGTTACTATAGTTACTGTTGGGGACTATGCTTGTAAAATACTAGAACAAGGTTGGGAAAAAGAAAGTAGAGTTATAACTAAATCAGGATCTTGGTCTATAAGAGAAACATTAGCGGTTGCTAAGTTATGCAATGTTATAGTTGGTCCAGAAACTGGTGTGTTAAATTCTGTATCTTCAGTAGAAAGTATACATAAATCTTTATTCCTTTCTCATTCATCAAAAGAAAATTTAAGTAAGCATTGGAAAAATACTACATCGTTTGAACCTTTCGATGCGGAGTGTTATCCATGTCATAAGCTTCATCATGGGTTTGATACTTGTACAAGAGATGAGGAAACGGGTGGCGCTTTATGCGCTTCAAAAATACCACCAGGTAAAGTTTACATGGATATAGCGAAGAACTTAAAATGAGCACTTATCTAGTTTTATGCCAAGATATGGCGAGAGATATAGGGATTCCTGGAACAGGCCCTTCAAGCGTTACCTCTACTTCTTTGTCAGAGGAAGAGAGCGCTGTTGTTCGTTATATAAAGAATGCTGATCTTGATGTTCAGAGAAGGTGGTTTAACTGGGATTTTCTATGGGGTGAAACTACTATTACTCCATCTGTTGGAACCTCCACTCTTACGTCTCCATCAGATCTAGGTAACTGGAATCTAAATTCTGTTGTTTGGTCTAAAACTACAAGCTCTTACCAAGAGTTGGAATACATAGACTGGAATGAATATAAACTTGCATATAAATTAGGATCCATAGACTCAGGAACTCCTGAACTTTTTTCTGTAAAGCCTGATAATGTGCTAGATGTTTATCCAACTCCAGATGCCACCACCACTATATCAGCTGACTATTGGAAGACCCCAACAGAGCTTGCAGCTGATGCAGATATATCAGCTATACCTCCCAGATTTCACAGTATTATTATTTCAAGAGCTAAAATTTATTATGGAGAGAATGAAGATGCTCCAGAAATATTAAGTGGTGCCTTAGCTACATTTGAAGATCTACTTGACAAACTTGAATCTGATCAACTACCTGGACAAAAGAATAGAAGGTTCTCTAGAGTCCAAGATCTATTTAATTATACAGTTACTCCAGAATGACAAAGCTGCGGAATAGGAGTCTTTCTCCTTCAGGATTAAAATCTAATTACTTTCCGCTAACTGGCGGGTTGAATATGGTAGATCCTGCTTTGTCTATTACACCTGGGGAGTGCGTAGCTGCCAATAATTTTGAAGTTGATATAAGGGGAAGGTATCAGAGGATTGATGGGTACGAAAGGGCTGATGGACAAACTCTTCCATCAGAGATTACGTATTATAGAATTCCATTTACATTGGGAACATCTAGAGACTCTGTTTTTGATAGCGCTTTTAGTTCTGCTTTTGATATGCAGATCCCCTCAAAGGGTGACCTAGTTAAAGGGGAAACTAGCGGAGCTTTAGGCTCTATACTACAAGTAAGTATAGAAGATGTTACAGGAGACGCAGCAGCTGGATCGTTTGCAGGTTCTGATGCTGAAGGATATATTTATTTTATTGTTGTAAGCGGAACTCTTCAAGACGGAGAGACTTTGTTATTTTTAAATAAGGATAGCGCTTTCGGCGCTGCATTTAATGTGGAGTTTAGTTAATGGGAACACCAACAGCTTTAAGACAAACTAGGGCATACTTAACTGGGACTAGTTTTGCCAATAATACAACCGGCGCTATTACAGCGCAGATGGTTAGGCAATTTACAGAATCCGGTATGGGAGGATATGCTTGTATAAACAATGCTGCGGGGGATGGAACACCGGCAGCTCAAGCAATAGCCAATGCAACCACAGTTACTGTGGACTGGTCTCTAGGATCGTCTGGATCAGATGTCTCACAAGATACTGGAACCGTGTCAGCAACAACTGTTGGAACGGATGCTGATTTTGCAAATGATCAGATTAGAATCTATGATAAAGGATTCTATGCAGTTAATTGCAATATATCACTTAAGCAGGCAGCAACAGCTAATATAATTTGGACCGCAATGATATCCACAGACAATACTGGAGGCTCAACTGTAGATGCTCCAGCACTTAAGTCCTCTCAGTATATAACAAATGCTAATGACTCCGGCAATTTCAACATGTGCGGTATTATTGACACTACTGGCCATACAACTTACACAGATGTATACGCTAGAGTAAAGCATGATAATGGTAGCAGCCAAAATATGTTGCTGTGGTTTGGGCAGTTAATGGTATACAGGATTGGTTAATGGGGCTTTATGCTACCTCTCTATCATATGGCCCTCCAGTACTAAGGGATGCTGACGCAGACGCTTCTCTTGTTACTGAGCTTCAAACAGCTATAGAGGACCAAAGAGATAATATTAATATAGTACCTGGAGAGGGTAGTGTTTTAGGTGTATGGGTATTTAGTGGTGATATTTATGCCTTTAGAAATAAAACTGGCAACGCTACAGCCGGCATGCATAAATCTACAACTACAGGGTGGGATGAAGTAGACTTAGGAACTGCTTTAAATTTTGATGGGACAACTACAAATGGAGAGTTTATAGTTGGCTCTGTTATAACAGGGGCTGGTGGTGCCACGGGAACAATTGCCGGGGTTTCTTACTATGGACTTTGGGAAACAGGCGCTAAAGGAACCGTTGTTCTTACTGGAGTAACCGGCACTTTTGTAGATGATGAAGCTCTATCGTCTCCAACTTTAGCGTTTGACGCGGGAACATCAGAGATAAAAAAAGATGATGTAATAACAGGCGCCACTTCTGGTATAACTGCAACAGTAAAAAAGATTACTATATCTTCTGGAGCTTGGAGTAGTAGCGATGCTGTTGGTTATTTTTCTATAACAGGGAATACTGGAACTTGGACAGATGGAGAAAAGATACAGGTCTCTAGCGCAGATAAAGCGGATGTAAATGGCGCGTCTCAACCCTCTTCCAGAACCCTAGCCAAGGCTGATGGAACACAGTATGCCCAAACAATAGAGCCTGGCGGTAAATATGAATTTATAACCTACAATTTTAGGGGTGATACCGCTGGTATAACCATGTATGGTGTGAATACTGTTGGTAACGGTTTCTCTTGGGATGGAACAACCTTTATAAAGATAAAAACTGGGACAACAACAGATACCCCAGAGCATGTTATAGCCCATAACAAACATTTATTTTATTCTTATCCTGGAGGTTCTATACAACACTCCAGTATAGGAGCGCCCACTCAGTGGAGTGCAATAACGGGAGCGGCAGAGCTTTCAGTTGGAGATGTGGTATCAGGATTCTCCACAGAAGTAAACGATGTAATGTCCATCTTTACAAAAAATGAAACATTTATGCTATATGGAACATCCGCTGCCGATTGGAATCTAAGGAGATTTCACCAAGGAACAGGAGCGGCTCCATATACATTACAGAAGATGGATCAAACTTTCTTCTTAGATGATAGAGGGATCACATCTATCTTTACTGTTCAGGCATTTGGAGACTTCCAATCTTCCGTAGCATCAGATTCTATAGACCCTTATATACAGAAGAAGAAAGATAACGCTATTCTTTCTGTAAGGGTGAGAGGTAAAAATCAGTATAGGTTATACTTTGATGACAAAACAGGTATAGAGATGACCTATATAAACAGGCAGAATCAAGGGATAATGCCGTTTACTATGAAAGATCAAATATCTGCTGTATGTTCTGCTGAAGATTCTAATGGATTCGAGGTTGTATACGGTGGATTTTCTGATGGGTATGTAAGAAAGATTGATTCAGGAACCAGCTTTGATGGACAATCTATTCCATCCTTTATTAGAACAGCGTACCATAACTATGGTTCACCACAAACTAAAAAAAGATTCCGCGATCTTAATCTAGAAGTTAATGCAGACACTTCAACAACCTTAACAGTGCAGCCAAGCTTTGATTTTGGTGGAACCTTTACACCAAGAAGTTCTCCATCAGCATCTTCTTATACTGTAGATGTTACTGCCGACCAGTGGAATGAAGATGATATATCCAATGATTCCACGGGAGTAACAGTGGTCGCATCTGAAAGAATTAAAATAAACGGCATAGGAACTAACATGGGTCTCATTATCAAGAACGAATCAATCTATGATAAACCAATTACGCTTCAAGGTGTGGTTGTAAACTATTCTCTTAGAGGAATTAGGCGATGAATATTCCAAAGACAAGGGGCAAGACAAGTCTTGCATATGTAACCAATGAAGAGCGTAAACTTCTAAGACGTAGAGATGCTGTAAAGGGTTCACCTAATGCTAAGTCCTCCCCTCAAGGAATTCCTAGTTTAGATGGTGGTGGTGGTGACTATCGAGCAGACGCGGCTAGGGCAAAGATAGAGAGAGAGAAGATAGCCGCCATAAAGGATGCAGGATTTATAGAATCCTATATCGGTGGCTTGGGAGAATATGGGTATTTTCATCCTGGGAAAAAACTAAGTGCTGGAGCTATAGGCGCGCCAACTACTCCAATCTCATCATCCAGACCAATGGGTATACCAAAAAAAGATTGGGGTAAGACAGCAGCAGTAGCACCTATAACCCCCGCAATAACCCCCACAACAAAGGCCGCTCCTAAAAAGAAAAAGAAAAAGAAACCACCAGTTGACTCAGGTGGTACGGCTGATCCAATAGCTGATCCAATAGCTGACCCCATCGCTGATCCCATCGCCGATCCTACTACTCCTACTGCCGATCCATCTCCTGATGGAGGTATAACCGCCACTATAGATCCATCACAACTTCAACAGCCAATGTTAGATGAAATTGTAGCTGATGGAGTTAACTCTGAACTTCTAGAAACCAGATTAACCAACCTTCTTAATAAAAATAGCCCTTTGTTTAAAGCTGCCACCACAAAGGCAATGCAAGCTATGGCTGCTCGCGGGTTAGTTAATAGTTCTATTGCAGAAGAAGCTGTAATGAACGCTATACTTAGTGTAGCAATACCTATTGCTGAGCGTGATGCAGCTGCTTATATGAATCAGAGAATGCAGAACCAAGCTTACAGTAATGAATTCAAGGCTCAACAGAACCAAGCATACTATGCTCAGTTCCTACAGAAACTTCAGCATTCAATGGATACAGCTATGAGACAACTAACTGAACGATCCGCTAACTGGAGGGCTGTGCTTGCTCAGCGTGGAGCTATCGCTACTACGTCAGGCATGGATACAGCTGCAACAGAAGCCGCAATGGGGGCAGTAACCCCAGATTGGTGGGCATAATGGCTATTAAAAGAACATATAGAACTTCCGGAGTAAACACAGACGGTACTTCAGTCTTAGCCGCAACACCTAAAAAGAAAAGTAAGAGCAAGAAGCTTTGGACCGCCATTGGCATAGGAGCGTTAGCTATAGGAGGTCTTGCAGCTTATGGTGGATGGGGTAATGCAGCCTCCGCAAGTGGTGGAGGATTCTTTAGTAGCATAAAAACTGGTTGGGGTAATATATTTGGTGGAGCGACTGCTGCCTCAGTTGGAACTCCAGCAGTAAATCCTGCGATAAGCAGGGGTTCGTTAAGTACAGCCTTAACCGCCCAAAACACTACATCTTTAGCTACTACAGGAGCTTCAGCAGCTGCCTCCGGAGGTGGACTTAAAGGATTCTTCTCAGGCTTAAGTAACATGAGTAGTGGATCGGCTTACTTATGGGGGAGTGCCTTACAAACAGTTGGAAGCCTTTTGGATTCGTCAGACGAAGACATGCTAGCTTTTAATACAGCTCAACATGAAGATCAAATGGATTATAGATATGCGGCTCTTGAAGAGCAAAAGAGGGCGGCAGAAGCTGCCCTTGCAGCAGAAATAGAAGCTGCTAAGGCCGCTCAAGAAAGCAGGAATAGGGAAGGCGCTATGGCTTCAACATTTATGGGGCATACATCTCCTATAATGGGTAGTGCTGAAGGTGTTTCTGGTATTACTCCCGGCTATACCCCTAAGACACCAAAGAATTATAAAGAGTTTCACCCAGTTGGTGGATTACTTTCAGCAGGTAGCATAGCATGATAAAAGAACAAGCAAGACCAATGCCTATACCGGCAGGAAAGACAACGGCTAGCGCAGAAGAGCAAGAGATGAGTGAGGTTGGCATGGAGCTAGCTTCAGAAGAGGAGATTGCATTAGCCAAGGG